GATCCTTATACACAAAAAATTGTTGTTGATGACTGTGCTAGAGCTGCAAAAAAATATAATTTATGATAACAAAGTTATCAATAAAAAAGAGTTGAAATTTAATTTCAACTCTTTTTTTATAAATTATATTTAACACTATTTACAACATCCGCATATCTTCTTTTTAGTATATCTAAAATTCTTACAGAGTCTTCTATCATTATTGCATACAAATCTATTTGATTAAGATTGTTTATGGATTTTAAAAATCTTCCATTTACAATACAATTAAATTCAATCTCACCTTTAGCTTTCATTATCAACGGTAGTAATTCTTCTAATTCTACTCTTTTGTTTACTTTTGATGTTATTTTTGATATTTTCTCATAATATGTTTCAAGATAATCATCTATATCATCTTCTGATGTCACATATTCTTGTTTTATTGAGTAACAATCAAATTCGTTGCCGTCAGAGTCAACAATACTTATTGGTATATTTTCGTTATCTTCCCAAAATGGTGTTGCGTAAATAGAATATTTTTCTGATTCCCAAGACAATGTGCCACTTATACTGTCCATATAAACAGTGAATCCGTTTATAGTTTTTCTTTCAGATCTAATTCTGTTTTGAATTAGATGTATGATTCTACTAATTTTATCTTCTTCAAATTTATTTACTTTCATGATATATATATTAAAAATAATTTTAAAAAATGTAAACAAAATTATGATTTTTTTTTATAATATAAAAAGAAATAATAAATATGATGGTTGTGATTGAGGGTACAGTGGGGTGTGGAAAAACCACCCTAGCAAGTTTTTTATCAGAAAAATTAAACATTAAACTATATGAAGAACTTTTGAGTGCAGATACAAATATTTTATTAGAAAAATTTTATAAAGATCAAACAAGATGGTCATTCGCACTTCAAGTGCATTTTTTGAATGAAAGATTTAGAATGATAAAAGAAATAAATAAAATAAATTCAGGATTATTAGATAGAAGCATTTATGGTGATAATATCTTTGCTCAACTACTTAACGAAGGTGGTAATATGACAGATGAAGAGTATAGAACATATTCTACATTATTGAATAATATGCTTGAACACGTTAGTCCGCCAGATTTGATGGTATATCTGAAATGTAAAACGAAAACTGCTGTAGATAGAATCAATAAAAGAAATAGAGGAGAAGAATCTCATGTAGATTTAGCATACTGGCAAGGTTTGAATAATAAATATAATCAATGGTACTCTGAATATGATTCATCTAAAAAGATGGTGATTGAAGTTGATGATTTTAATGTGTTTGATGTCAACCAAAGAGAAAATGTTTTAAATCAAATTATTGAAAGATTAAAAAAAGAGTAGATTTTTCTACTCTTTTTTTTATATATAGAACTATGAGACATTTGAAAAAGTTTGAACATATGTACAATATCGGTGATATTAGAATCGGTGACTATGTATTATTGGATATTGATTTTTTATATATAGGTGTCTCATCGAAAACTAATAAGCACAAATTTTTTTTGTTTGTGAATAATAATATCGGAAAAATAACAAATATACGTAATAGTATTGTTACTATTCAATATAAAAATATACCATCAGATGTTAGATATGTTTTTGATATGTATGATTCTATTGATAGACATATTAGTGATATAAAATATTATGCTAAAACAATAGATGAACTAGAACTAAAAATCGTATCTACAAAATATAATATTTAATATGAAGCATTTGAAAAAATTTGAATTTGTTGTTTATTTGCGTGATATTGCTGTTGGTGATCATGTTTTGTTGTATTATAATTATAGATATAATAGAGTTTCTCCGTTAACTATTTTTTTAAATGATACTATTGGACAAATAGAAGAAATTTATGCAGATGATCTGACTGCTAAAATATCATATGAAAATGTTCCGAAAGATGTGGAAACTTGGCTCTATAAAAATAAATATTATACGGTTGTTTTGGCTCAAATAAAATATCATGCAAAAACAAAAGAAGAAGTTGAAGCAATGGTAGCATCTGAAAAATATAATTTATGATATGAAAACATATAAACAATTTATAAATGAGAATGTTCAGAATAATGATTCTGAAGTTGAATGTGAAGATGAGATAGATTATTTATATCATGTTACTGAATATAAATATGTTAAAAATATATTAAAAAATGGACTAATACCACAATCTCACAATAAAATCGAATCTCATCCAGATAGAATTTATGTTATGAATAATATGATTGGTGCTATTCACTTTTCAAGGTTTCTGGAAGATATGTATTCAGACTATTCTGGTGAGTGTTTTAAAATATTTAAAATTAATAATAAGTTGATTGATATAAAATTATATTATGATCAGTTATATCTTAAATCTAAAAAAGATTTTGAATATCCAGCATTTAAAGCACTTTATACCTATGATAACATTCCGCCTAATGTGATGGAGTTGGTAGATTATAAATAACCCCAGAACTATGAAAACATATAAACAATTTATAACCGAAAATATTAACGATACTCTTACCAATTATAATATAATAAAAGTAGATTATGATAATTTGAAAAATTATTTAATAAAATATAATAATTCATTCGAAAATCTCAAATCTGTTTCAGAAAACGAAAAATTTAAAAAATATATTATTCTTTTATCAATACAAAATAATGAAATAATTGGGTATTTTTATAAATTTATTAGAGGTGATGAAAACTATTATGATGATGGATATATTGAGAGTAAAATAAAAGGTTTAGGTTCTAAATTATTATTAGAAATGAAAAAATATGGTAGTTACACAACATTCTGTAATATTAAAAATTTCTCATCTCTAAAAATGCATTTAAAAGCAAAACCAAAGAAGATAATATGTATAACCGATAGTTCACCAGATAAAGATAGTGGTGGAAAATATTACAAAAATGTTAAAAATAATAAATATCAAAACATGTTAAATAACGGATTATCATATTCTAATGTAAGTGAGAATTGTGAATTGCTTAAAAATGGTAAAGTGAATAATGATTTAATAAATTTTGTGTTAAATAATAATCAATTACAATTAATTTATAATAATAACCGAATAGAAGAAATAAATTTAAAATTTTATTTTTTATACTAAAAATGAAAAAAAATTTTAATGTATAATAAAAAATAATATAATAAAATGAAAAGAATAAAAACATTTGAAGAGTTAGATTATGGTACATCACCTTTATCATTTAATACCGACAAATAATATGATAAAATTGAAAAAAATGAAAACTTAACACCACATGATTTGAAAATTAAATTGGGTGATATTTTTAATTTAGCAAAAATTCTTAATGGAGGTAAAAACGAAGCTGAACATCTTACCACTCTATTGCAAAAATTTAAATTGAGATATCCTCAAATTTCGAATGATCCTGAATTGTCTGAAATTTGGGATAATGCTATTGGAAAATGGCGAAAAATGATATACGATTTACTTAACTAAATTTAAAAAAGAGTAGAAAAATCTACTCTTTTTTAAATTTTCTATTGTTTTTAGATACTTATCAACATGTTTATAACAATATGTTATTATAAAATTATAATCATTATATACTATAATTCGCAATTTATTATTGTGTAATCTATAGTAAGATATATATCATTGTGCTCAAATAGATAAAGTTTATTAACTTCGTAAACAACATTACTCGTTTTATCAATTATTGTAAATTTATCTGTTTCTTCATCAAATTTTTCAATTGATATGAAATTTGTTTCTGCTAAACATCTATTTGAATTAAATTTGCCAATTTCATTTATAACAGATATTAATTCTTTTTCGTTTTTTATTTCAATTATTTTCATACTTTTTTTATTTTAATATAGTAAAATATTATAAATAAGTTTGAATATTTTTATAAATATATTTTAAATTTCCTGAGTCTTTTTTTTATATATAGAACTATGAAACATTTGAAAATATATGAATTTTTTAATACAAATGAAATTGAAGTAAATGATTATGTTTTACTAAACGTTAGCGAAGCTTTTGTTTCTGGTTTATCACCAAATAAATATATTTATTTTTTAGAGAATAATATTGGACAAATTGTTGCTGTTAATAACGTTCACAAGAATGTTCAAATAAAATATCATAATATAGATTTTAATATTGAACAATATTTTGATAAAGATGGTGTGATTATTATTCATCCTAATTATATAAAATATGTAGGAAAAACTATAGAAGATATTATGATGCAATATGAAGCGGATAAGTTTAATTTATAATATGAAAACATATTATCAATTTATAAATGAAGTAAATAATTACGAAGAAACATCTTGGTCCCGTACTATAGATGGTGAACTTGTGACTATTAAAATATCAGAAATAGAAAAATATTTAGAATATTTTCCTATTATTGAAATACCTGTTTCTGAAATAAAAGATATGTGTGTTCATAAAGATAAAAAAGATGAAGAAACAATTAAAAGAGTTGAATCTGCAGATTTAAAATATCCTATAATAATATCAAAAGATTTAAAAGGTGAATATAATATGATTTTAGATGGTCATCATAGATTACAAAAAGCTATTAATAATAATGTTGAAAAAATAAAAGCTAAGGTTTTAGATTTAAAACAAGCAGAAAGAATATATCAAATTATGTTTACTCAAAAATAAATTATAATTTATAAATATATTTTAAATTTCCAGAATCATAAAGTCTATATATCTTTCTTTCTAACATAATTTCGTGTTCTGTTTTATTTTTATCATATCCTTGTTTTACCAATAAATCTTTTCTAAAATTGAATCTGTGATATTTTACTCCATTGATAATATAATAGTAGTTTGGATCAGTTTTACCAATAAATTCAAATCCTAATGTTTCATATAATTTACCTTGACTGACACTTCTATCAGCGTATGTTGTAATTTCTGTTGGATTATAATTTTTAATAAAATGTTTAAACAATTTACTAGCACCACCTACAATATTTGTGTTAAGTTTATTGCAAAATCTTAATAATTCGTATTCTCCTTCTTTTGTAGACTTTTTACCCATAGCAACTCTGCGATTACCAAAAGTCATAAGACTCACCAGTTCATCTTCAAAAAATAATCCAATTTTAACTTTAGCTCCGACAAAGCCTTGAATATGATTTTTGTCTAAAAAATATCTAACTAAGTTGTTATCTTCAATCTCTTTCAATTCTGTTTTACGAGCAAAAATTCTTTCAGATTTACCTAGTTTATTTAATATAATTGATTTTACGATATCTTGTTTATATAACCAATCATCCTCATAAATATGAATCAACTGTATACCTTTCTTTTCACATTCTTCAGTTTTAGTTAAGTGATAATTATTTTCTTTATTCGCTTCACTGTGCCAATATAGTCCATTAAATTCAAATGCTAATTTTAATTCTGGTATATATGCGTCTAATTCTAAAGGTGTTATTATACCTCTATCGTGAAATAATGTTTCACAATCAAATATTTTTAAAAAATCGGATTCAGATTGAGACATAAATTTTGTGTTACAAATCGTGCACAATTTTATATTTGCTCTCTTTCTATTTTGAAACAAATCTATTGATATTTTGAAATTGTGATTTTCTCCGAAGTCGCATTTAAATAGCATGTTTTTGTTTTCATAATCTATATTTATTAAATTATCATATTTTAATAAATTTTTATCTATTATAGATTTATAAAATTTTGATCTAACATTTTTATCTTGTGCTGGGAATTCTACACCTAATCTTTCAAGATTTGTTTTTTTCATTTTTTCCTGAACTTCTTTGTTTTGTGAGGAATGCTTAAAGCCAAATTTAACTAAGTTTGTTGCGTAAGCCTTTTCTTGAACATCTTTATTTTTTTTAGGATTATCTACACCATATTTTTCGATACATTTTATTTTACTTTTTTCTAATGTTTGTTCATCTTCGTGTGAGCATTTTTGACTACAGTGTGCGCTATATCCTTTATTGAAATTTATCATATTAAGTTTATTTCCACATTTACATACTAAAATATTTTTTATGTTGTGATAGAAGTAATACATTTTTTCTACAAATTTTAAAGATTCTAAATTATAATCTATAGAATATTTAATTATTTCAGTATAAATTGGTTCGTAATATTTTTTTAAATATTTTTCTTTAAACATCTTTCCAGATTTATCATTCTCTTTTAATAATTCTTCTATGTTCATGTTGAGGTTACAATTATTTTTTCTATTCTAATAGTATATATAAATATTTTTTTCTGGTTTTTGTTATTTTTTGAAATTTTTAAGTTAAAGTGTTTATAATTAGAACAATAAAATTATTTTTAATTTTTTGTGTAAGGTAAGTGCTTGTTTTATATATATATTGATATATAACTAAAAAATAATCATAAATAAACATGGGATTAGCACATTTTACCGCAGTTGATACTGCACAACAAAAAAATGAACCGATACATAAAAATTTGTATGAAGTCAGTATTATTTTACCATCTGTACTTCAGTCAATTCATCCAAACGCAACTCATTTACTATTGGAAAACACAATAACAGCTAAGTTTCCAACTTATCCTGCACTTGCAAACAAAGAACAAAGATTCAAATACTCAACAAGAGTATTCGTTATGATGCCAGATAAAACTCACGTTGATGATTTGGATATTCAATTTAATCTTAATCAAAACGATGATTATCAAATCTTCTGTTTTAAAATTTTGAAAGACTGGTACGATTTAGCTTGGAATAACGAAACTGGAACTCTTCACTACAAGAAAAATCTTGTTGGTGATATTATTATTCACTTACATGATAAAGAAGGTAAAGTTATCCGTAGAGTAACTTATCATAATGCAATGATGACAGGATTTTCTGGAATGGAAGATGTTGATTGGTCATCTGGAACAGAAATTATGAGTTTGACAGCAAAATTTGTTGCAGACTATTGGGAAGACTTCTATTACTAAGCTAACTGGTTGATAATCATAACTTTAAAATTAGTAGGTTTATA